GTCCATGCATTATAACATCTTTTTTCAATTCCTCATTACTTCCGTAGTAAGTTTGCCAGTCTGAGGAAACTTTGAAACGTTTCTTCTTACCTTTTACTTGTTTCGTCTTTGAGGAGTAGAAAAATTTCTTACCAATGTATTTTTTATTTGTTACATTGTTGGTTATAAGATACACAAATCCATAATTGTCACCAATCAATTCTTCCGTAAAGTCTTTATTTTTATATGTCCAATTCAGTCCCATTTATCATCATCATCAAGTTCATCATCCTCTATATATTCATCTTCGGATAATGAATCAATGGGTTCACCACAAAAAGGGCAAAACTCTGGTAAATCTTCTGATACTAGTTCTTCCATATAAATTACATCGTAGCTGGATTCACAACTACTGCACTCCGCTGTTATTGTTCTTGTTGACATATTTTTCCTTTAATGTGCCCACACATCACCCCAATCTCCAGACAATGCACCCTTGGCATAATCGGTTGCACGGTTCTCAAAGAAGTTGGTGTGTGTTGGTGCGTTAATCATTTCCTCAACCCATGGTAGTGGGTTCTTCTTTACTTTAAAAATACCCTTAAGGCCAAGAGATATAAGACGCCTATCAGCAATATAACGGATATACTTTTTGACATCTTCACTAGAAAGACCGTCCATAGCGCCCATAGAAAAGGCGAGGTCAATAAACTTATCTTCCAGTTCGACCATTTTTTCGGCGATGGTGTAGATTCGTGATTTGAGTTCGTCATTCCATATCTCTTTATTTTCTTCTATGTAGGTACGAAACAATTTAATCATTGATTCAGCGTGCATAGTTTCATCAACGATAGACCAAGTAACGATTTGTCCCATACCTTTCATTTTACCCATGCGAGGGAAGTTTAATAACATAATGAAAGAACTGAACAACTGCATCCCTTCAGTGAAAGCACTGAACACGGCGATGTGGGTTGCAGTTGAAGCGGCATCACCATTCTTAGAAGAAATATCCAACACATAATCATGTTTGTCTTTCATTTCTTGGTAATCTAAGAATTGGTTATATGTTGTTTCTGGTAGACCAAGTGTTTCGATTAAATGTGAATAAGCAGCAACGTGTAATGCTTCACGAGCAGCAAAACCTAACAACATCATACGAACTTCTGGTTGAGGAAAGTATGGAAGATAATTCTTCACATAACCACCAGCAACGTCAATATCACCTTGTGTGAAGAAACGGAAGATGTGTGTAAGAAATTGTTTTTCTTCTTTAGTTAGTTTTTTCTTCCAATCTTTAACGTCTTCCATCATTGGAACTTCTGTGTGGAGCCAATGCGACTGTTCATGTTTTAGCCAAGCATCATATGCCCATGGATAGTTGAAAGGTTTGAAACTGTTTCTTTCATCTGTAAGTCTAGAATCGACTTTCTTAATCATGTTGTTGCCCATTCTTTTAATTCTGTGACAGTCTTAGAACCAACTAAGCGTTTAATTTCAACTGTGCCATCAGTCAACACCAAGGTTGGTACACCACGAATACCATACTCAACTGCAATATCAGATTGAACATCAATATCAACCACCTCAATTGGTAGTGATAAGTTTGCTTCTTCTAAATTCTTTGCCAATGATTTGCATGGTTGGCACCATGATGCGGTAAATCTTAATATCTTCATTTATCTCTCCATTAATTCGTTTACAAAATTTAATAATAATTTGTGTTGTTTGCCATCATGATAGTGGCCTTTCATCCAACTATAAGACTCATACCAATGTGGTTGACTTTCAGGATGACAACCAATTAATCCCACTCTATTTTGAATAATAGCCATTGGATCATCATTCATATACTTTGCAATTATATCATACTGACCTGGACCAAAAGCACAACCATCATAAAAGAACATTTTTTCTTCTTTACCTAGCCACTCAACCTTTAAGTTTTTTGCATGAGGCCTACGTGTGTCTGTATTTGGTCTTGTTATGTATTGTTCAACACTCACATTATCCAAAAAATTAAAATAGTGATTGCCAGCCCAATAAGCACCCATACAAATTCCCAGGTAACGACCGCCATTATGAAAAAAATCAGAAATGCGGTTACAATTATCTTTAAACAAATAATCAAAACTATCGCTGTCACCCAAACCGCCAGGAAAAGCAACAATATCGACATTATCAAAGAAGTCATTTTCCAGTTCGTGTCTTGTGAATATTTTAAAATTATAATGTGATTCTAGTGCTTTAATTATTCCGTTGCCAGATTGCACTGAACATTTTGGTTGGTGTAAGAATAAAGCGATTGTAGGTTTCATTTGTCATTTCTTTTTAGTATCATTCCGACATATGTTCCAAAAAATGCTCCTGCCATTGCAGGTAACATTAACCAATTATTTTGCGTATAATTAATAACAGCAATACTACCTAAGACATAACAAGCAACAGCCCATAAACTTGCAGCCATTGCTTGATTGTTTTGCACACATCTTAAGTAGTACGTATAAACAACATCCAAAATTGCGATTGCTAAAAATGTTACGATATAATCTAACATTTTATCCTTCACATGCGATACAATCATTTCCTTGTGCTACTTGGACCATGTCCAATTCTTTAATCACTTGACGTTCAATTTTCTTGGAAACTTTGTCGGCCTTACCAATTTTTTCTGAACGGCAATAGTAAAGAGTTTTTAATCCTTTTTTCCATGCCATGAAATGAATGGCGTGAATGTATTTAATGTGTGCATCTGGACGGAAGAACAAATTCAATGATTGTGCTTGGTCAATATAGTGTTGGCGGTCAGCAGCCAACTCAATAACCCAACGTTGGTCGATTTCCATGGATGTTTTGAATACTGCTCTCTCATTTTCATCCAACCATTCTAAATGTTGTGCAGAACCATCATTTGCAATGATACTACTCCATACTTCATCTGCCCATCCTTCGGGATGAATCTCAGCGTGTTTCTGAATGATTTTGTCTAGATACTTATTCTTGTTTAGAAAAGCTCCCGAAAGAGTATCTTGACGGTACGCATTAGCACGATAAGGCTCAACGCTAGGGCTAGTATTTCCCATAATGATAGACGAAGAAGCATTTGGAGCAATAGCCATAAGGTGACTGAACCGCTGGCCAGTGCCAGCAGCATCAGGAGCCTCACCTCTAGTTTTTCCGAGATATTGATTGGCATCATTTAGCCTTTCTCTGATGTGTTTAAAAATTTGATTGTTGGCAACCTTGGCCATCACACCTTCAAATGCAATATTGTTTTTCTGTAAATATGCATGGAATCCTAAGGCACCAATGCCAATAGAACGCTCACGGCTAGCAGAGTATATAGCCCTGGAAATGGTATCAGGTGCATTAGTAATAAAAAACTCCAGAACGTTATCGAGCATTTCAGCAACATCCCTAAGGAATAAAGAGTCATTCTTCCATTCATCATAGTACTCCAAATTTAAAGATGATAGGCAACATACAGCTGTTCTTTCTTCATTTGTTGGTAAAATAATTTCAGAACAAAGATTTGATTGATGAATTTTCAATCCTTTATCTTTTAAGAATTGTGGTAACATATTGTTACTGGTATCAATGAAGTGAATGTAAGGTTCACCTGTGTGCATACGCAATTCCAAGATTTGTTGCCATAGATGTTTGGCAGAAACTGTTTCTCTTACTTCTCCCGACTTTGGATCAATCAAAGGCCATGAATCATCGGCTTCTGGATCCAACATACAGTTTTCAATCAAGTGCATAAAATTATCAGTGATGTTAATACCATGATGTAGATTCAGACAACGCACGTTGGGGTCACCTGTTGGTTTACGCATTTCTAAAAATGGTATAATATCGGGATGACTGATATCAAGATAAGCAGCATAACTTCCACGGCGAGTACGACCCTGACGATAAGCAAGAGATGAAGCATCGTAAATTTTGAGGTGCGGCATAACGCCAGTACTCTTGTCGTCTGCACTACGTATACCAAAGCCAATACCAACACCACCGCCAAGCATAGAAAGCCAATTAGTTTCGCTAAGATTATCAACTAGACCCTCCGCAGTGTCTTCAATATAGTTAAGAAAGCATGAAATAGGCATCCCACGCTTAGAACGACCGTAGCTAAGAATTGGAGTACTATAACTAAGCCAATGATTAGAGGCGTAATTGTAAAGGCGCTGAGAATGTTCAGTATTACTTCCAAATGACGATGATACATATGCAAACCTCTGTTGTGGTGATGTTTCATCATCACGCATATAAGATTCTTGTAATCTTTTGATTCCTAATTCATCAAATAGTTTATCTTTTTCTAAGTCTATTTTGACACCCATGTATTCCATATTTTTACTTTCTTATAATTGCTTTAATATTAGGTGGCGTCCAACCTTCTGGTTTTAACACTTTGCCATCTTCTCTTTTTAATACTTTTCCACCTTCAGAAATTTTGGCCAAATTGCTACGTGCAACTTCGTCCCAAACTTCTTGTTGTGGAATGTTGAGTGTGTGTTCAAGGCCTTCAATGACCCATTTTAAATCCGCAGTTGCGTCTGCAATTTCTACAAGGTTCCGACTGCCATAAGCAGTAACGAGTTCCTTAAATTCTTCCATAATCAAGTCCATGTAGAGTTCTGCTTGTGGACCGAAATCTCTTGCTTTTTGGTCACATGCATCCATAAAGATTCTTACATCATTCTTACTGTCCATTGGTGTACTCCTTAATCATAGGGAAAATTGGCTCAATGGCATCAGCACAGGCTAATGCAACATCTTGATGTTCTTTCTGTGTTCCGTTTGCGCTACGGAGTTGTATATAGTGAACCCAACTACGAAGCGTTCCGTTCATATACAAACGTGAACCGGTCATACCTTCCGGTAGAACTGCTCTCGCTTGTTCTTTAGCAATACCATTCGTTAATGCCCATTCATAAGCATTTTTACATTCTTCAATAACTCTCTTTTGGCGTTCTTCCCACCAGGCCTGTAATGCAAGATTATCAGTAGCAATACTATTCTGACGATTCTTTAAGTCTTGTAGTCTTGCTTCTTTCATTTCAAATCCTAATTGGGACGCATCAGCATACCGCTGACTAAATTCCTGAAAGGAAAAAGAACGATGCCTTAAAATCTGTCTTGCAATATCTCTTGTAGTGTCTATCTCTAAACAAATACTCACCATTTCTAGTGGTGACCAATGTTGATTTTTGATAAGATACCGAACTAACTTTTCAGATGTTTCGGTATTATTTTGATTGGCAGGATTTGAGACTCTGGCTGCAAAAGCAACCTGTTCTAACAAATTCTTACCGTCTGTTCCCTGTGTGTATGATATTAATTTTACCTGCATAACAAAATCTCCATTTCAAGTTTTTTTCCAATTAATAAATTCCATCTTTGCTCTCAAATTCACAAAGGTATGTTTACTTATGATATCTTGAATTTCATCTGGTGAGAATCCATTCAAAACCATGTCATTTATATCTTTTTCTTCAATCATTTCTGGCCAGATTACCACGTTGTAGTGTTCCTCGATAGCCTTGTCCATCTGTTTATGTAGTTCTTTGTTCCGTGGTTCATTATCATACACCAAGACAATTTTAGACTTATCAAAGTGTTTGGATGCAGCCATCAGATTAGAATCCGCAGTCGCTACGGCATTCTCCAAGAACATAGAGTCAATAGGACCTTCCACAACATAAATCATCTGTTCCGTGTCGATCCGGTCAGTCCCGAATAACTTGTGATTATCTTTGTCTGTCTTTACGGTGATATATCTTAGTTTAGATTCACCTAAAGCACGACCTTGAAATGCCACAAGGTTCTTATCTTCGTCATAGAAAGGAATTACAAGCCGTGGATCATCCTCTTTGAGTCCTTCTTTTTCAATTTTGAGCGATTCCACGAAACTCTTGAAATCTTCTGCAAAGTATAAATCCGAATGAAATCTCTCGGGTATTTTGCGTGACTTAACATACACTTTAGCATAATGTTCTTCTGGTAGAGAGTGGACCGATGGGATTCCCAAAGACCTCTTAAATTTAGGTACTTCCGTGTGAAGTTCCTCGAAAGTCGGTTTGACGTAGTTATCACGGCCTTGCTCACCATTTTTATACCTCTCAAGTGCATATTCTTTAACTAGGGTTGAATCTACCTTCTCCAGGAAATTGTAAAAGGAAGTGGATGCACCACAATTGTGGCACATATAGAAATAGTTGTTCTTTTTTTCGTAAACATAACCACGGGCTTTGGTTTTGTTCTTGCTTGAATCGCCACAGAGTGGACACCTGAAATTATACAGGTTATCTTTCTTCTGTGTGAATTTTTGAAGCTTCGGGGATACCCTCAGCAAAAAGGTTCTATCAATAAAAACGGACATAACAAAATAGTGTGGAGTTTACAAGAAACTAGATTATACACTAATTATCATAAAAATGCAAGTATCTCTTTCAAGTGACCAGAAAGTATTCCGAGTACCGCAACGGCACCGGCAACCATCCAGACAATCTTTTGTCTGACTTTTTCCAGTTCACCAAGCTTTTTGGCAAGTTCGGCATGTTGGGCACATGATGCACCATACATTTCATCCAATTTTTCCAGTAAACCGTCCCTTGTTTTATCAAGGCAATCATGCATCTCTTTAACATCAACCTTTAATTCATCCATTTTTTCACTAAGGTTCTCTACCTTAGTTTCAACGATGCCGATTCTTTCTACTGTGGTTGCCATTTATTTCTTTCTTATACACTAAAACTGCTGCCACATCCACAGGTAGATTTGGCATTTGGATTGTTTACAACAAAATTTGCACCCATAAGTTCCACCTTATAGTCAATTGTTGCACCGGTTAAATATTGCATACTCATAGAATCTACAATTAGATGTTCTGACAACTGAAAATCATCCTCATTCACCACATCATCCAACATGAATCCATAATTGAAGCCAGAACAACCACCGCCTTCTACAAAGGCTCTAACATACTTTGATTGTTCTCCCAACAGAATTTCTTTTATCTGTTCGTTGGCGGCCTCAGTTACTGTTAACATTATTTTTTCTCAGGTACTTTCGTGCCATCAAGTTTTTTATGGACTTTCATTTCTTTGCAATTTTGTTTCACATTACCTTTTTTGTCCTTAACAACTTGACCTGCTTTGTCTTTAACATCAACACACACTTTAGTTGTTTCTGCTGAATGTGCAAACAATGATACACATAGGCCAACGGCCAATAAAATCTTTTTCATTTTTAATCCTTTTTGGTAAATTTTTCCGAAGCTGTAAAACCCAAACCCGCAATCACAATATACATCATTGAATCAAAAGTTTCTCGTTTCACATCAAGCCCATATATAAGTTCACAAACAAATGCTAAAGCACACAATAAGAAAGCTGATAGTGTAACTACTCTTTTGCTTGAAATGGTGCCATTGACACCATCCGTTAACATACTTGTTAAGAAGTTCATTTATTTAGATTTCTGGTTGTGGGGCTGGTGCAGGTGCTGGTTTGCCGCCAAAGCCTGTGATGACTTGTGCTGTTGGTGCAGCTGCTGCTTGTGGTGTTGTTGCATTTGGCGTTGACGTTCCAAATGTAACATTGTTGCTTGGTGTATTTGTTGAAGGCGCATTTGGTGGTGGTCCTGAAACTACTGGAGGTTTATTGGCTGCTTCTAGTGCTTTTGCTCTCAGGTCTTTATCGTTACCAGCCAACATAATACCAGATAAAGTACCAGTTAAAAATGTTGCAATCGGAATAATTAACTCAAAAAACTTTTGGTCAATTGGACTGATAGCATTTAATGGTTGAGTTACAAAGATGATGGAGTATAACACAACAAATACAATACCTGTCAATGTTAATGCCAAACAAATACCAATAAAGAATTTCAGTCGAGCCATCAACTGTTCTTCGGTGTACATGAAATTATTATTATTTTCCACAATTCGCTCCTTGTGTTGGTGTAGTACATTGTGCTGGTGTCGCAATCTTAGGTACATCTGGTCCTAATCTTGGATCACGTTGTCCTTTAAAAATGTGTTCAGGACAAGTTCTTGTCACATCACACTTCGGCATTTTACAAAACTCTTTGTCCCAATTATCTGGATCCTGGCATGGATAACGGAATCTATCACCACCAAAAAAGGCTAATGATAATGGTAAAAGCAGCATTGCAACTGCTACATATAATAGTTTTCTATCAGACATGATTACACTCCAAAAACGTGAAGTGCATGTTCATAATGTTTAATACGATCCTCAAGTCCAATGGTACCACCATTGATGCGTTTTGTTAATGTAACGATATCACCTTTGTCTGCCCATTGGTTCAAGTTATTTGTTTCCCAAAACCAACATGCTGATTGTGCTGCACCTTCAAATGTTTGTAGATACTCAGATGCTTCCTCAACAGAGATGCCTAGTGAACCTGCAAAAAAAGTATAGTTGTCACGACCAGTCAATTGAATCAAACCACGACCACAAAACTTGTAACCATCACCAGAAGATTCATCACCATTACCCATACGTGATGCATAGATGCGGTTTGCAATTGCTTCTTGTTTGTTTGGTTTTGATGCATATTGTTGTGCAAGTTCATCTGTTGGAAAATACTTACCAAATAACTTGCGTAGTGATGCTGCTTTGTAATTTAGATTCTCTTTGAGAACCATGAAACCACCAGACTCATGAGCACATTGTGCTATGAAAGCCGCCATTCTCTGAGGTGTATTGATTTCATAATCAGGTAATAAAATTGACAAGGCATGGTGCCAGTGGTCAATGTATGGGTTTTTTGGAAGTAATTGTTTTAATTGTTCTTTTGTTAATTCCATTTTCAGTCCTTATAATGTTATCGGTAACCATAACAAAGCACCTTGAGTCATCAACAATACTGCAAAAACACCGAGGCCGATGCCGATCCAATACATTCTCTTACTCAATGTCAACATAGATGCAGCTAATATAACAATTGCAATTTGATAGAAAGCATTTGAGTATGTGTACCACGGACTTCTTAGTTCCGCTTCTGCTCTCTCTGCTTCAATTGCACGAGCCTTTTCCAACAATTCCTTTTTACCTTCACCAGTTGAAGGTTCTGATTCATAACGTGCAATTTTGGCTTTCATAACTTCAGCCTTTTTCTTGTCACCATTACGAACTGCATTATCATATGATATTTCAGCTAACGATTGTTTAATACTTTTTGCTTGATAGAACGACCAAACATTGTTTGCTTCGATTGTATTATCCAAAATTTGTGATGAATTACCACCATCTAAAAGTGATGTGATGGCCAGTAGTGCAGCCAAAAATGTGATAATCCAACCAGTGCGTTCTTTTGTAACTTCTTGTTCTTCTGTCATTTTACACCTTCAAAAATACGTTTTTGTATTTGATACCATTCAATCCATGCATCTGTTTTTACAGCACATTCATAGTATGTACCATAGTTTACAGACACAGTTTTACTAATATCACTTAACTTGGCATCTTCATTTAATTTTTGTAATTGTGGACAAGCAGTCATTGCCACATTACCTGGTGCATCAGGAAACTTTGCTGTAACTGGAACAGTAGTTGAACAACCAGCCAATAGTAATATGATAAACAAATATTTCATTTTGGTGCCTCTGCTGCATCATTATGTGCTTTGATAAACTCTTTAGGTATCTCACAGACACCTCCAGGTGCAAATTTTGTGTCGTATTTGACCACTTCTCTATCTACATATTTAACAATGTCTTGACCACGGGTCTTGACTATTTGTACTTTGTTTACCACTTTCTCAACTATCTTAATATTTTCTTCTTTTGATTGTGCTTCTGCTGCGGCAACTTTTTCTTCCATTTCACGAACTTTTGCTTCCCACGATTCATTATCATGTATAGCACCGGCCATGAAAGTGCCGATTGCAATTGCTGCAATAGAAATGAGTTGTATGGGAGTCTTATAGACGTAAAGGAAAGGAATAAAACTTAAGAATCGAATTAGATACGTAACAACCAAACCAAAAACGCCGGCTAATAAGACGGCGTAGAAAATCCAATTAGGCAACCATTCCAATATCCACATATTACATCTTTTGCTGTTTACGTTTGAAGAATGACATTACTGGATTTCTTTTCTTAGAAACTCCAGGTTCTCCGCCAGCTCCGCCTGAACCAGCAATGTTTCCACCACCCACAGCATTTGCTGGTGCACCGGCCATACCATCTTCTTTCACACAGCTGCCGTCAGAATATGGTTTTTTACCAGGAACAGGTTTGTAACCAGTCCAACATCTACCCTTTTCTGTAATAAATTCTTTGAATGTTACCATTAGCAATTCCACTTACGTAGAGACTTATTGATACGTGAATCTGGATCATTAGCAGTTTTTGCTGAAGTTAATCTTTTCTTCATACCAGACATTCTAGCACAGAATGATTTACGGCGATTTGCAGCAGCAGAACCTGGTTTTAATTTTGATGGTTTAGTTGTGACAGCTGTTTTTAGTTTAGAACCTGGATTCTCTCTACGATAACTTGCAACACCTTTGGCATTCAAACCACCAGATTCACTCTTACCTTCTTTGCGTTGCCATGCAGCAGTTTCTTCTAGGTCAACTTCTTCGTTTTTACTAGACATATAACCAGCAACAGTTTCGATGTAATCTGCTGCTAATGTAACTTTAGACTGAACCCATGCAGGTACTTGCATGTTTGGATCCTTAACGACTCCACGCAACATGTTGATGGAACGTTCCATTTGATCCAACTGATTCATAATCATACTACCTTCATCATCCATCTCTTTACCCATGGCGATGGCAATATGGTTTTCGTCTATTTCAACTTCTTCCGGAACACAATTAGGAACGGTTCTACCGTTTTTCTTTTTTGTACCGACAGCAGTATAACCAGTCCAACAAGCCTTTTTTAAGTCACCTGTTGGTTCTTTTACTTCGTTGATGTATTCGTTGAATTTTTTCATATGTTTCTTAATATCTCTGCGACATTCATATCTAGTGGTAAATCGGATGATGATATAGTTTTTCCATTAATTCCATAAACAAAGTCGGGCATAATGTCAAGGTAATCTAAAAAAGTTTTTAGAATATCATAATCTCGTTCATCAGTCTTATAGAACAATATTCTTGCGGTTGCTTCCGTACCAAAAACATTATTCAATAAAATGATATGGTTTAGAATTAGTCGTTCTTTGAGGGATTTAGTTACCTTGTATCTACGAAACAACCTTTTCAGGTATTTTGTTCTTTTGATATCTCCCTCAAATTCCGACATAATACAATGTGGTGACGTATAGCATTTCATAGCATACATCATAAAATTGTCTTCATTCAAATCATCAAACATATTAAAGAGGGGCCGAAGCCCCTTCTATCAGGTTATAGTGATAGTTGCGTTTGCAGATGTTGCTGACACACCTTGGTCTGCAGCAGTAACGGTAACACGATATACTGTTCCTGTATTTGCTGTAGTCTTTGGTCTTGCGAACAATGTTGCTGACGTTGCGCCGTTGTACTGAATTGGCACTGTGTTTGCAGGAATGTTTGCCCAACCTGAACCTGCATTGTATTGCCACTGATATGTCAATGTTGCAGCGGTGTTTCCGTCCAATGTAGGTGTTACACTGAATGATACCAAGTTTGCGTAGTCTGTATTTGCAACAATTGATGCACTAGATGGGCCAGACAATGTGATTGTTACGTTAGCGTAAGCTTGTGCATCACCATCAACACCATCAGCAGACAAACCACTTAATGCTACCAAAACTTCTTCTTGTACACGGTTGGCACGGCCGCCAGAACCAGTAGTTCTTAGTACCCAACCAGAATGTACTCTATTTGTTGCTGAAGCTTCTTGTGTATCAACAGCAAACAAACCAATAGTTTGACCTGTTGTATAAACATCAGCAGTTGTATTACCATAAAGTAATTCAACGTTTGCTGCGGTAGGCGCAGCTGCAACTGCTTTTACGTCAGCTGCATTGACTATTGTTGAGTTAACGGCCCAATATGGTGCGTTAGCTGCGTTATCGTTATTTCCCCAAGATGACATGTTTTTCTCCTTTTAACCGAGGGTTATCTTTGTATTTATCTTTTTCCAGAAATTGGTTTACGCATCTTCATCATAGGGTCGATTTCGATGGTATCACGCTTTTCACCAGTCATGGTGGTACCGCCTGTTAGGACCGCTGCGGCTTTTGGTTCCTCTAAACTTGTACTAACCTGTTGCATTTTTGGTTTTTTACCATATGTTGCAACAGATTTGTCTTCCTTTTCATGGTCGTAAGTTTCCTCTTTCATACCTTTCTTTTTGTAAAGGTTTTTAATAATTCGAGCAGACTTGGACATTTGAATCAATTTTTTATTCTTATCTTTTGGTTCCACATCATCAGGACTGTTTGCACAATCACAAGGCATTGACGAAGCGGCCATTGGGTCTTGGTAATTTTCGTTCTTAGGTGTACCGTCTGACTTCTTGTGAGACTTGTAACCTTTGTTCTTCATAGACCATGCAAGTGCCCAAGGATTATCAATACCCTTGTATTTCTTCATGGCTTTAACAGTGCCTTCAAAACCTGGAGGTGCAACTTCCGAAACAGTTTCTTCTTTATTCAAAGACTTCTTGATATCAGCAGTTGTTTTATCAATCTGTTTACCGGTGGCTTTCATAATGTTACCCCAACGGTTTGTAGATTTTCTATATTGACCTTTTGCTGACAATTCATCAGCAGACTTCTTAGCCTTTTCTTTGTAACTATCTAAAGTTGCACTACTGATTTCGGAAATAACATTTGTGTCATCTGAATACTGAACAGAGTCACCAGTATATTCACCTGGTTTCTTGGATGCATAGTATGCCTGTGGAGAACTCATACTACTTGGTTTGTGTTCTACAGGTTTTTGTGGACCAGAATTGGCCTTCTTCATATCAGCATGTGTCCTATCACTTAGTCTTTTAAGACCTCTGTTGCGAGCATCAAGTTTTGTTTTTGCTTCCTTGTCTTTACCCATACTAGACATGACTTTAACAGCAGCATCATTTCTGCTCTTAACAGCAGCTGCGTGATAACCAGTAGTTGTTATTTCAACAATCTGTTCAACTTCTTCTTCTGAATATTCTTCTTTGACAATTCTACCATATTCTTTCATGGTCAATGTGCCTTTACCACGAATATTCAATAATCTTTCAACCATCTTGTGTAGGTTGATATCAGACTTCAAATCTTCTCTAGTAAATTCCAAAACACGAATCAATAAGGGAATATCAAAAGTGATAGTGTCTTTTCTATCCACAGCTTCCGACATATGGTCTCTTTTCCATTTTAGGAACTGACCCATCTTAGAATGTGCAACCTTTTGGTCTTTAGTGACATGTTTTGGATTGATACCTCTAGAAGTCAAATATTGATCCAAAGCAGCATCTTCCGCAATGTTTGCTTTTGCGGACCATGGATCCCAAGGATTGGTTCCAAAGGTTGACTTTTCTGCGCCACCCTTTTTGATTATAGATTTTAATGTTTGTGCTTTGCTCATTATTGTGCCTTATTTGTTCATCATATCTTTTTGAACTTTATCTAACGATTGTTTGGCTAAGTACCTTGCGTGGTTCAATGGCTTTAAATCGTGTGTATCGTTGATACTAGAGACAAAAGGACCGTCCTCTTGACTGGTTGGTCCCTTTGCCTCATTTACTTTTTTTCGTCAGTATCCTTTTCAGGTACATCTTTTTGTTTGGAACCACCATAACGTGTGCCTTGTTTTACACCTGAACCACCGTTTGGTGTTGGTTCTGGTTTCTTTTTCCAGTCAAATGCATTTTCTTTGAATTGTTTCAATGTTTTTGGCATGACTTCTTCCTTTGTTAATCGTTCAACTGCTTGGCCAATGCCTGCCTGACGCTTTTTGGCTATGTCATTGAATCTTTTGGAAATACTAGAATTTGCTGTCTTTGAGCTAGCATTTCTAGACTTATCTGCCTTATTCTCAAAGTCAGCACTAAGTTTACGAGAAACACCAACATCTCTTGCTGCACCTTTTACATAAGAACCTAAAGTTGATTTTGATAGTTCATCAATCTGTTCAACTTCTTCTTTTTGAGTTGGTTTCTGACCAGTTTGTGGTAGACCCATCTTACGTTGTAGGTCTTTACGTTGGTCTTCGTCTGAACCACCAGTCAAAGCTTTGAATGCTTTCTTAGCAATGTCTTTGATGCCTTCTTCAACAGTTTCTTCTTTACGAAGAATTTTGAAATCTTCTGCATCAATCTTATTGTTTTTATTCTTGTCAATCTTATGTTGATTGCCTTTCAGAGCTTCATCAACATTTTCTTCTTTGCGTAGAAGTTTAAAGTCTTCCGCATCAATTTTGTTATTCTTGTTTTTATCAATTTTATGTTGATTGCCCTTTAGTGCCTCTTGTTGTAAAATTTCTTTTACTGCATCAGCAATAGGATCTTGTTTTTTTAAGTTAATCATTTATGCTCCTTTGATATTTTTTGCAGCTGCAGCCATAGTTTCACCTTTAGCTTGTGCGGCGCCGCCGTGACCGAATTGTTTTTCTCTATCAGCTTGGTCACCATACTCTTTTGCTTTATCCATCAAATGTTTCTTTTGACGTTTGATTTCTTGAGCATCGTGGTGTGCCGTTTCTGGTGTGGATTCTTTTACAAATTCTGTGAATTTTTTCATTTCTTTTTCTTCTTTATTGAACTAGAACCAAATTTATCTTTTGGGTTTTCCATCGGTTCTTTATTTGAAGAACCACCTAAAACACCATAAACACCCATTTCTGAATCAGAAGGATCATTATGTGATTCCCTAAAATTCTTAAAATCTACATGTTCTCTATATGTTACATCGCCTAGACCAGACATAGGGTATACTGTTCCCTGTTGGCGTGTATCGAATTCTGGACCAACTGTCGATATGTTTCTCATACGTTGATTAACAGTTGGTGAGTCGGTAAAACGATTACGCTTTACTTTTTCTTTGTCCTTGGAGAAGTTGCTTTCTTTGGGGATTGGGCTGACTTTGAGGCTGGGGCCTTCTTCACTGTAGGTTTTGAAGGTGTAACTTCCTCGCTTACTGTTTCTGTCCCACTTGATGTTGTCTGCGTTGGAGTCTCCTGCACGATTATCTGGGGTGCTGTCTCCTGGACCGTCTGCTCTTGGACCGGTGCCGGTGTTGAGACTTGGACTTCCGCTGGTGCGCTTGGTTTTGTAACTTTCAAAAAATCTAGAATTTTTCTTAACATTTTCATTTTCCTTAAATAATGATGTGATACTAATTTTACCACGACTTGACAACCAAGAGAACGCAATTTCATTGTAATTTTTGTCCTCGATGAACCTATTTATTTTTCCATAAGTATCACTAATATCCTCTTGAATTTCTTCAAAAGATGAACTATTATTGAAATCTATAAAGTTGGAAAAATTCTGACGATATGCTTCTTTTGAAGTTTGTGCTAATTGCCACTTGTCATATCTAACTGATTCTGAAATTGACTTGGTCAACTTCTCATTGCGTTCTTTACTGGCTTCGTTAGTTGTATCAACAAACACCATTACAGTTTCATAACCAAATTCTTCTAGTTCTTCTCTGATGGTAATAATTCTTGTGTGGTCATCAGCAGGACCGTTAATGATTAGTGGACTACGATTACGAATAGCTTCTCTACGATAGTCGGTTGTTTTTTCGGACAATTTTTGTTTGTCCATTAATAAGTCAAATGCTTGTACTGAGTTTAGTTCAACTGCTTTACTTTCAGCAATTGCTTCACGGATGATAACATCTTTACCTGAACCTGGTCCACCAGTCACAAATATTGCTTTGAATAGACCACGGTTATAATCTTCATTTAGTCCCATGCCTTTACGAACATCACGGAACAATTCTCTCGCATGTTTTTCTGGAACATGTGATGGAACACCTTGTCTGAAGGAGTTAAAATCACCACTCTTTGCGTGTTCACGCATCTTAGAAGCAGACATACCTTCCGCACCTTCAGCATCAGGGTCACGTTGGCCAGCAGACTTGACTTCAATTTTCTTGAAGTTGAATAGTTTACCTGGACCTTCGCCATTGTATTGGTTTAGTTTTTGTTCATATTCTGGTATACGATCCGAACCTGCAACCATTATCAAGTGGTCGTGACCTGCTTGATGTAATGCAGCTGCGTGTTGTAGAAATGTTGGTTTCTCTTTACTTGAACCAGTAATGTTTGCACCAGGAAAGAATCTTTTTGCGTGTTTGATTTTACTTGCAAGTTCCAATGGATTCTTCTTTGCGTCCATAGAATGTGACACAATAATGTGATGTGGTGCTTTATAGTCTTTGGCCAATTGTTTTACTCTATCAACCAATTTTTCATGGCCAATAGTTGGTGGATTCATGCGACCAAATGCCATCACCACAGGTGTGTGGGTCTGTGCATCTTCGTGTAATTTTTCTAAAAACTTTTTCATATGTTTCTTATTCCAGCAAAATTTCTACGTGAGAATTCCGCACGATTAACAAATTTATCAGATTCTTTACCGTGATGGAAAACATATCCTTCAGGATTCGCAGATTCGCCGCCATGTGTGTGTTGGAATTCTTGGTGTTGATTCATAACACCAATGAGTGTATCTTTGGCTTTTTGTAATTCACCATGCATTTTGAAAAGATTATTGTAATGTTTCTTGTTACGTTCAATCTTGCCTAGTTCATCTTTAAGTTCGGCTTGTTTTGTTTTTCTATTCTTTTCAACTTTAAGTTTATCAATATCTTTATTCTTTTTGGTTTCCAACCAATTCTTAAAGTTTTTGTGATTTGCTTCTTCACCTGTACGTACAGTGTGATTCATATATGTTTCTAATGAACCGCCAATTCCGTGGTGTGCGCTGGTACCAGCATACATATCATCACCATGAGTATCGTGTACTGCTTGAGCTGCTGTAATATGTTTGTTGAATTTCTTCTGTTCTTCTGGACTGAAATGTACTTTTGATGTGTCCATTCTTGGGTCAACAGAGAATACATCCGAATGTTTATTGAAGTTTTCGTGGTCGACTTCATGTGACGCATTTAGACTTGCTGCATCTTTACCATGGTAGGATAAGTGTGTCACAACACCAATCTTTGCTTTTTTAACAGAACCTTCGTGAGTTCCATGTGCAGTGTATGTTAGACCGGATGGATTAGGATGAAATGATGTACCACCACCCTTTTCACTTTTCTTATCTTCTTTGTCTGTACCAAACATCATATCACCTTGATAAACACCCTTTTTAGGTGCAATCTTAGGTAAATGTGTCAGTGCATCTTTTAGTTTTGCGGCCAGACCAGGTGCATGGCCATGATTCATATCTACATCTTTTGGTGTGTAGTTAATCTTTGGTGTTTTGTTGAAAGCAGATTTAGATGCAACAAAGAACTTACCTGTCTTTGGGTGGTGACCATAAACAAGTGCGGGTGAGCCATCATATTTTGTGGTCAGTTCAGAGGATTTATTACCAGACTTGATGTGTTCTGCTGCGGCCGATAATGAAGCAATAGCGTGCTTTGCACCTTTTTCACCTGTTTGGAGAGGACGGTCTTCCACATGCGTCAAGTGTTTAATCTGACGACTGGCGCCTTCTTCAGGATCCTCTTGCTCTGTTAAAAACGATTTGAAAGATAACATTGTCTACCTATTGAAATACAACACACTTTGGTTGTCCGTAGGGTTATTTATAATGGATTATACCACAGATTCACAAAACTGTCAAATCTTGGCTTCGATATATAGTGAACTAAATTAGTCAAATTTCCATTCACCGGTAGATGCCACTTGGCCCCGACAATGCACTTTGTCAAATTCTACCACTTTTTCTTTATCTAAAACAGTGAAGTATGCGTGTTCCAGGTCGATTGGACCTAATAGGGGAAACACTTTTTCTAGTGCTTGCGTGTGAGTTTCAATCAAGGATGTACACATTGACCACAGTCTAGTATCAAAAACGTGTGTTGCACCATAAATTGGTTCAGTCATCCAAGTTGGTATACGTTTCTTAAATACATATTTACCATTAAGTCCTTCATACTCTTTCACATCAAAACCATCATCAAGTTGCAGTCGACCAGTTATTTTAAAAATGCGGTCAACACCTTCCAATAATTGTGTATTTTGTTTTAGGTAGTTCAATACAACATGCATCATAGCACATTCACCTTGGCTTTTCATTCCATTTTTAGTGAAGTGTAATAGATAATCAACTTGATTCAAATTTAAGAATAGGTCCACTTTAGAAATCAACTCTC